ATTGAATGTAAGAAAGGATACAATGAAGAACAAGTAAGTGATTTATTGAATCCTAAATCAACAATTTCAAAAATGATAGCTCAAGCTCATCGAGATTCCAAGAAATCTTCGAGAAAGTTTTTACTCTTTATCGGTCAGAATCGTAAAGAACCCCTAGCTATAACGAACGAGTTGGATCTCCCAGTGAAGGGTCCAAGCTTTGTAGGATCATCTGGAGATGTTCAGGTTGCGATGTTTAGACTTTGTGATCTAGTTTGCATCGAGGATTCTTACTTTTTCTTTGATGATGCCTAAGGCTTCATGCAGTTTGCTCAATGCATCCCAGACTAAGCTTGCGTCTTGTCTTTCATTTTCTGTTAAGAATCTTCTTTGAGTCTGAGAGTGCTTGCTAGTCATTGTTTCTGACTCTGTGCAGAGCCAGTTATTATTATCGCCACTCCATTCAAGTCTCACAGATGCATTTCGATCATCTGCCTTTCTAAAGGAGAATGCAGAATTTGTGATATTTAAGTTGAAGTCCTCATTGCCCTCTCGAATGCTTTTTGCTATCTCCTCAAATTGATGGTTCTGAGTTGATATATGTGTAATGCCGGTATTTAAATTGTTGACTTGAAGTAATGTGCCAGCGTTTTTAGATCCACCTGCTCTGTACATCATCGCTAAAGCATAGAATTGACCACCCTTTGTATCTTGTTTCTTATTAAGATGACTCATAAGTATCGGACCCTTTAGTGCCGCTCTCATTTGTTTTTCAAGATTTGGTTTTTTATCAGGAGTTGCATTTTTGTACTCCTCAGCCAAATCCATTATCTTAGACCTGAACTTACTATTTTCCTGCTCGCTAAACGTAAAGTTCCTTTGCATACTCTCTAAAGCTGAATCAATTGTTTTGTTCAAAGTCTCAGTCGTCACTTCTTTACCATCAACGATAGTAGTGATGTTATTACTCAAAGAATCTATATCTTCCCTAAGTGCTGCTTGCTCTTCAGCAATCGCATCAAATTCTGTTCTGTCTTGATCAGACATACCAGCAGCCTCCGTAAAGGTATCAAACAACTCACTGTTAGGTCCACGACCTGTCATGAATAAGTCCATGCCTGTGTCGGTTCCAGTGCCTAAGCTGGTTGACCCTGTTGCTGATTTACCAGACCTGAATACATTCTTATAACTCACCTCAGACACGTAAACCTCTTGGTTTTCTTCGATCATTTTATTTTTAACCAAGAAATCAAACTCATCTGATTTACCCGCAGCCCTGTAAACATCTTCCGCACGAACCTTTCTTAAAGACACCTTATTCCCAGCAGCCTTACCAAGAGATGATTTCATCGCCTCCCTTGCTTTTTTCTTATCCGTCCACATTTCAACGGAGTCTTGTTTTCTACCTTGCCCAACAACGGCCCCTGCGTGAACTACAAAGTCCGCGTTTCTTTCATTCGAAGAGGCTTTCGCAATTATAAACATTGCCTGGAGTAATTTACCTTGATTACCAAGAACGCTCTCCAAGTAATCAAACTCCGCTTGGCTCTCCTGAGGGATTGCTGTGTTCTTAGCAGTCTGCAACCACACTTCTTTGGCTTCATTAAGACTTAATATGTTTGCCCTAATCTCTCCCTCTAGCCTTTTCATCTCCTTAATTACATTATCTCTTTCTTCACCTTCAATACCTTGTAGACTTCGAAGTCTTCTACCTAGAGCAAGCAGTGTGGCAGGCTTTTCCAATGCCGTTCCTCTGGTATTGTTTTCAGAAGAAATATCTCCACCCGTATCTTCAATAATGTTTACAGTAGGTATGTCTCCACATTTAGCCTTGCCAAGCATACCTTCAATAATCTCTTTCTGACCGCTACTAAAAACTGTGCCCTGAGACTTTCCTCCAAAGTTTGTATCTACAATCAATTGATCTTTATCTGTTCGTCTAAGCTTACCGCAAAAAGAATCAGAATCTGAATTTGCTAGAACTTCAGCTAACGCTAAAGTTCTGTCTCTAGATGATTGCGAAGGAACAATGCGAAACAAATCGCCTTCAGGAGCGACAATAGGGAAGTCTTTGATAATGGATCCTACAAAAGCAATTGCCTGTGCTCGTTTCGCTGATGCAAGACCAGCAGCAGTTCCGCTTTCTCCAGCACCTGGAGCAAACAAGAGTGCTTGATCATACAGTCCCCTAAACATTTCTGCCATAGCTGGGTCAGCTTTCAAATCAATGCCCATCTTCAATAAGGCTTCGTCAATATTACTAGCAACCACTGGCTTCGCAGCCTCAGCCTCAGCTTTTCTTTTTTCTGCTTCTTCCGTGTCTAAAGCTTCTTGATCCGGTGCATCTTCCGAGAATGCATTTACAAATTCTTCATAGTTTTGTTCAATATTCTTTGTACCTACAGTGGATCTTTGATAGCTAAAAACTAAGGCACCTTTACCAGTAGTCCAAACATATATGGGCTTACCGTTAGGTCTTGAAATTGGATTATCAAAAGCTTGGCTAGCTGATTGCTGTTGACCTGTAGCCATCGCTGATTTGGCTAACTGCTCTGCGGCTGAATCCTTATCCTGCTCCAGAAGTCTAAGCTTACGATCATGCTTCCGACTGAAGCTCTCCAAAAGTTCCGTGAAAAAGTCCATAACTTATAATAGACAAATAGCCCTCTCCCTTATTTAGGGAGAAGGCTACCCGAATTAGATCTAAGAGGTTAGTTGATCTTGTCGTAATCCAAGAAGTCGAAGCGGAATGTCACTTCAACTGTGGAGAAGTCATTCGTTGCGTAGTTCTTCTCCGAGTATCTAACACCTGTCACATACACACCATACATTTCAATGAAGGCGTGAGGCTCATTAGTGTTATCAAGCTCAAGAACAGTCATCTTCGCAGCCTTAAACGATTTGTTACCAGGACCACCAGGAGCAGACAGTTTTGTCATATCACCTGAGATCGGATCATAAATCGTTTTAAACCAGTTCCACAGAGCAGGGGTGGTGTTGGTTAATAGCTGGTTGTCGAACGTAATGGTAACAGCATCCGGCGTGAACTTGCCAGGGTAGTACATCTTGTCATTAAGACGATCAACAACGATATCATCGACAGCACCACCGATGGGACTCACTTGCTTGGCAGCAGCGGTAAGAACTTGTTGAGTCTGAGAGAACTCAGCAGGAAGCCCAAAGAACTTCACTTCAAATTGATACGACCTAACAGCATCGAGTTTTGTGGAAAGCTTAGGAAGGCTTTTCCCAGGCTCAAAATTCGCTCTGTAGTCATTTTTTAAGAAACTATCTACCATGATTATACTTAGTTAATGGTTGCCGACTGGCTTGTGAGGTTGACCTCGAAGACGATTGTTTCAGCAGCCTTCGTGGGCTTGATCGTCACCGAGCACCAAAGCTCATTTCTGTCAACTCTTGCAGGAGTGTTCGTCGTGGAGTCACACTTGACCGAGCCTTCAACAATGGCTCTTCTGGCCAGAAGGTCGTCAAGGAACGGGTTGATCGCATCTTCAACTAACTCCCAGGTGAATTGATCGTTTGGCTCAAACTGGAAAGGCTTACCAAGCTCAAGCAGAACCTTTCGGAGATAAATCATCAATCTGCGAACGTTCACTCTATCGAGAGCAGTGGGCGTTCTCTGAGTTGTTCTTTGACCAAAGATCGTTATACCAGTATTGGGATCATTCGAGATTGGGTTGACCGAGTTGGAGTAAAGTGCATCCCTATCTCCTTGGTTAAGCTTGATTTCTGTATCGGTAGGCTTCGTGAGACGACCTCTATTAAATCCAGCAGGAGCAAACCACGGTTCCGAGACTGCGTCAGTGAAGACACACTGTCGTGCAGCAAAGATGGTGGGATCGTAGTACTCTTCAGCACCAGCGAATGGGTTGAAGACTTGTACCCAAGGCCAGTAAACGGCTGCGTAAGAGGAGTTAAGAGCAGAGTCTCTAGTATCACCAGACTGGCCGTTAATCCACTTGATCGCATCTTGGACCTCAGAAAGACCGAAGGGCGGTGCAACCAGAGCTAAGAAGTTTTTGGAGGACTCAGCAAGAGTTACGAATGCATTTTGGACAGTATCGTCAGTGATACCAGGAAGCAACCCGATGGAGACATTTAAAGCGTCATCATCCAAAGCGTAGATTCCCGTCTTGGCAGCAGCCGTTCCAACCAGATCGGAGGCCGTTGTCGCACCACTATCACCACCAGCTAATGGGTAAGTCCCCTCAACAAGCTTAAGGAATCGAGGAGTGCCTTCAGCCGCATTGGTGAAACCATTCAGACCGATGGCTGTCGCTGTCGTACCAAACAAGTTTGGAGCATCGTAAGAATTTTCGCTATCATCTTCAATTTCAACAAAGATGTACTCAGACTCATTGTTATCTTCATTAGCATTTAACAAGAACTCAATGGACTGCGCGCTAGACGGGCTTAACTCTATTCTATTAAAGGACTCTACCTGAGAGCCATCATTATTAATAACAACTTGATCTCTGACAGACAGGTTGTTAATCTCAACAGAGACACCTCTAGTCGAGCCATCTCTCATGGCGCTGAGGTTATATCCTGCGCCTGGGTAAATTGAGTAGACATTCGCATTCACGGCAGAGGCAGTAAGACCACTGACTGTCACATTGTGACCAACGGTGCCAGAGATAGCGGCCCCAAAAGCTCCTAAAGATGAGAAGCCCAAGGCGCTATCGTTCGCACTGAGAGTCATTGTCGCACCCGAGCCTGCGTACTTAGAAGCTAAGAAAACATTGGAGCCTTCAACAAAGGCGTACACATCTTGATCACCCAGAACGTTGGGATCAAAAGCCGATTCAAAGATCTTGGCTCTAGTGTTATTAGTAACCGAGCTAACTAAATCAACGGTCCCAGTCTCAGTCGTAACACCAGCGTTGTCGGTGATTGTGTAGGAAATTGTAGAAGCATTTAAACTAGGAGTGTAACCACTCACCTGTACAGCAGGGGGAGTCCCCAGCGGAACCGTTGCCGAAGCAAAAGCAGATACCGAAGCCGCCGCAATACCACGAACAAAGTAAAGCTGATTGGTGGCTTCTAAGATTTCTAAAGCACCTTCAATCGCTTGACCTTGAAGTGTGGTGTCGGGTTGACCGAATTTTCTGATTAAATTCTCTTGACTGGTAATCAAGGTGGGCTTGTTGACAGGGCCTTTATTGGCGAAGCCGACTATGCCTACAACACTTGAGTCGATATTCGGGGTGAAAATCGAAATATCATTTTCAAGAACTACGACGGATGGACTGGTTGGTATTGCCATGATTAGTTACTCTTACGGGTTTTCTTTACGGGAGCCTTAACGATAACAGGATCTGATACGATCTTAATTTTCACCATCCTACGATGGACTAAGTTTTCCGCTACGCTGCTTTTCCATGTCTCAGGAACTTCGATCTGCTGCTTAGGGGCCAGGAAAATGGTTTTGATACCATCCGGCGCACCAAACGGGATGCTTAAGCCCTGCATACTCGTGTTTTTGACAATTTTCATATTAAAGCTCCTACTATATTTATCACTCTAGGGATTTAAAAATAGTTAATTTCAACTCTCATCAAGGGTGGTATTGAATTTAAACTCTTTAATTTCCCCCGTATTCGTGAAGAAGAACTTAGGACTGGGGATATAAGTCTCTAATGTGACGTTGATTGTTTTCTGCAAAATCCGGTCACCAGTATCTGCTGCGGTGACACTACCCACATCTTGCTCACTGTTAATGAACGCTTTATTATGAACCGAGAACTGAGTTTCGATATTTAGATCAGGACTGAAAAGGGAGAAGATACTAGATCTAATCATGTCCATGTCCGCTTTAAATTTGCACCATATGTTAATGTCGTAACTTATGTTCACGGGACGGGGAGGCAGACTCAAAATCCTAGTGGCTCTTAATTTGTCTTTATCAAAATGTGTTTCGCTTACAATGTTTTGATATCTCATCCTCTCTGGATCACTCTGAGTGCCCGCCTCTACGATTGTGAGCATAGGCAAAATCAAAGTGTTGTCGGCTTTTAAACGGCCTGCAATTCTTTCAGGATTACCGTGAGAGCATTTAACTTTAATTCGGTTACTGTTGCCGTCAATGTAGTATATGTTGCCAAACACATGAAGCATACTACGTAAACTCTCTTTGTAAACGTTATCAATAACAGGCAATAGCTTAGTAGTCGTAAGATCCACTATCCTGTTCCTAACGGTTAATGCATCCTTATCAGGCATTAGAACCTACCTCCTACTTGATCAGGACGATCAAAGAAATCTTGATTATGGATGTCTTGAGTATCGCGAAGAAGTTTAGCATGAACCATCAAGTGATAAACACCGTAAGCCTCAAAGCTATCCTCTTGAACTTCGAACACCTCAAATTTCATCTCTTGAAACTCAGGCTGTAAAACGTCACCAATTGCAATAGAGCGTCCCATCAAATTCTCAGTGTATGATTTGTTAAATACAAACACTTGGTCAATCTGCATTTCAACACCAAACTGTGAGAGGTTCTCTTCAATTGGGCGTGGGTCATAGTGTGCCCAAAGAGTTACCGGCTCCTGTGCAATTGTCTTTTGTCTAGACTCCTGATACACATCATCGATATCCTCAGAGGGAATATACTCAAACACTTTAACACGAGATCCCGAAAGCTTAATGTTTTCAGCATCCACCATGTTAAATAAGTTCTTATCGTTCTTCTTTTTGAATAACGATAAGCGAGTATCCCGCTCCTCAGGAAAATTCGTAGGAGGTGTGTTTACCTTAAATCTAGACATTAGAAGATATCAAATAGCGCAGGAGGCTCAATCTCACTGGTAAGCTCTTCCACCAGCATTTCTTTTTCCCTCTGAGCTTCAGCCATCAGTTCACTACCGTTAAGCCTAGTGCCTCCACCGGGACCAGGGAGAGTCTGATACTTTCCTCTAATTCCACCCAGGATCTCTTTAGCTACAGCTAATGTGTATCTCTGTAACCAACTCTTGTAAGCATGGTGAAGAGTGGTAGGATCAAAAGCTCTGAACTCTAAAAGAACAGCCTCATCGTTCTCCTCAGGCTTTGGGAATATATGTAAGAATTTATTGTTAACAAGTTGCCACGTAGACATTTGACCTAAAACATTCTTAACCTGTTTTAGGTATTGCTGCATAAGCAAATACTGACTAACATTATAATTGTTAAATAGGCCAGTATTCGTAAAGAACATGATAGCAAAATCAAACTCAAGTGAGCCAGGGCTTGCACCAAATTTAAAAAAGTCCCTTCGATACCAGACATCATTTAAGTTATCTGCAATCTCTTGTGGAAGCTCATACACATTGATTCCGGCAGATGTATCAAAGGTGGCATACTGGGTCATCCAATCAGGAGCGTGATACTCCAACTTGGAAATGGCTTCATCTATGCAAATTTGTATTTGAAAGTCATCAAGCTCAACGTCAATTACAGGAAAGCCTAACTTAGCCAAAACATAATCTTTAATGGTTCGATTAAATGTCTTGAACTCATTAACGTCTTTAAAGTCCTTATTGTTGAGGTCATTATCCTTAGGACTTTTATAGTCCTTTAGTTTATTGCCACCGTAAGTGCCGTAGGATGATCCATAGGCTTTAACAATAGGTATCCCAACTCTGTCTCCGTATTCAGGCATATCAAATATATTTACCCTAGAAATGAAAAAAGGACTCAGTTTAAAACTGAGCCCTTTCTTCCGTTGTCACTACTCGTTGCTATTAGCTAGAGATCGAGTAGGCTCCACCGAAGTTGTTGCCATCAGCCGAGGTGTTTCTCGACATCTCCGGCGACAGGTAGTCAGCACCAGCACCGATGATGCGGATGACGCGGTAGAATCGCGAAGCAGGTTGAACCGCGACCTTGCCGTAGCGAGTCAGGATGCCCTTTCTCGGCTGGAAGGTCTCAGGATCCACAACCGTATCCAGCGGCTGGACCGGGATGTACGGGCAGTAGAAGTAGCCAGCGTCCATCGCGTTCGCGCCCTTGTAAGCAACGATGATCTCGTCCTCAGGGAACATCGGATCAACGATCAGGTCGTACTTGCCAGCGAACTTGCCGACATACTGGACTTGGCCAGCAGCCATGTTCGTCGGGCCGTCAACAGCCGGGAGGCCACCCTCAAGCTTCGCAGCCGACTCAAGCATCGACGCGATGATCGGGGAGGTGATCAGAACGTTACCCGGACCACGGAGGGTCGTACGGTAGATGTCCGTGCTCGCACGGTTGATCATCGCCAGGACGTTCGAGAAGACATGCCCAAGCGTTTGCGGGGCGAAGCCAGCCGAGTTGTCCGAGAATCTCTTAAGATCCATGACGAAGATGTTCGAGTATCTACGGTTGATACCATCACCGACCGAACCACTGTCATCAACAGCCGCTTCCTCAGCCGTCAGAGATGCGTTGAAGTCGTACTCGTAAGCACCCGCAACGAACGTGCCGCCAGCGGTCGCGCCTGTCCCGGTACCACCGATGCCAGGGAAGTTGTCCGCATTGCCTTGGTACAGCGACTCAAGGTACCAGCCACCGAAACCACCACCAAGGGCAGCAGGGCCGTAAGCAATCATGCGAATGTCTTCGATGAGTTCACGATCGATTTCCAGGTTCATTTCCTTCGACAGGAGATCCGTAAGCTCGGCTTCCATGTCCAGGTTGTGGTACGCCTTGAGGTCTTGAGCAGCTTCCAGGGTCCAGAGGGCTCTCATCTTACGCTCACGCGCTTGCACGGTCTGCTTTTGGATGTGCAGGTTCACTTCCGGGATCTCAGCGTTCTTCAGTCTTTCAGCCGCAGAGACCGAGTAACCGAGGATCGAGTTCGCGTTCGGGAACGAGGCAAGCTTACCACCCATAGTGGTCGAAGGCGAGCCATTCGTGATGTTGATCACGTTCGAC